AATCTTCTTGCAACATAAGTCGTGGCTGTTGAATTAAATTTGACTACTAAAGAATCGTAGGCTGATGCTGTTCTTGCACTTCTACCAGAAAAAATAATCTTCAAATCTGTATAAGTTTGTGGAATTGAAGTAAAAGAAAGACTAGCAACGGCTGAAACAGCAGTAACAGTTTGAATTTTAACAAAAGTAGTAGCCATTATGCTGCCTTAATCCCATAAAGAGTAAAAGTTGAGCCAGAAACCCAACTACCACCACGATTAAATAAATCAATAGAAGTTATTGCAGCAGTATTGCGCCACAAACCAGCAATTAAAGAAACTAAAGCCGAAGCATTATTAAATCTTGTTAAATTACTTTTATGCGTTGTTGCGTTTGAATAATTTTGAATATGAATAATAATTGTTCCAATATCGTTAGCACCAACATTTGCTATTGCTCCAATATCTATACCAACAACATTTGTATTTCTAACAGACGATGCTGCTGAACCATTACCTCTCACAGTTGTGTCAGAATAATTGCTACCTGTATCCGAGTTATATCTTAAATAAGCATCATTAGCATTAGTCCCTTTAATAGCACAAACAATAATTAAATCTGTGTATGTTGATGGAAAAGAACTAAAAGTTATTGTTGCACTCGACCCTGTTGCTGTTGTGGTTGCTATTGGTTCGTATGTTCTTGGCATTTACGCTTTCACCCCATATAAAGCAAACTTAGAATTAACAGAAAAATTAGCAGAATTATCAACAAAAAAAGTCACAGAAGTAATTGCATTAGTTGAACGATAATTACCTGAAGTCAAACCAACGCGACCACCAAAACCAGAAACAGTACCATTAACATCAAAACCACTCAACGCACGAGTGGTCGTAAACTTATTTGTGTTTGCGTAATCAAGAATATCTAAAATTAGTGTTCCAAAACCAAGAGATGAGGGACTTGCTGTTGTTGTAAAATTATCAAAACCGGAAATCGCAGTTGTTGGTTCAGAACTAGAAGTTACTGAAGCACCATCACCAAAAAGAGAGTGTGATGAATAATTAGAACCAGTATCGGAATTCAAACGCCAAAACACTTTATCCAAAGGAAAAGTTATTCTTGCTGTTTGTAAAGAAGCACGAATTTGCAAATGAGTATAGGTTGCTGGTATTCCGGTAAATTCAACTGTTGGTGTTGCTGTTCCAACTGTAACTGTTGAAATAGATTCGAAGTCCCCAACTACAACCCCTGCACTTGCACCAAAGGCGCGTGCTGAAGCACCAGCAAAAGTTCCAAGAAAAGCCATATTGATGACCCTTTATTTGAACTGGGTTTGAGAAGCCAAAACAGTAAAAGTTGTTCCAGCAGTTTTAATTGCCGTGAATGAATAAGAATCAATACCAGAAGCATTACCAGCAGAAAACGCTGCACCACCCTGAAACTTAGGTGTAACTGTTCCACCATCCACAAAAAAAGCGTTAGGATAATACGCTGTTGTTCCTTGGGTTGCTAAAAACACATGAGTAATAGATTGATTAGTTGAAAGCATTGAATCTAAAGTTGTTGAAGCATCACCTCTAAGATTTACAGCCCAATTACCTGAAGCATTAGAAGTAAAAAAGGTTGCTGAAGTTGTCTTCATATCTAAAGCAACTGTCCCACTTGCTGCTGTTGCAGAAACTGTAAAGTTTTCTTCAGGTGAAACAAAAATAAGATTGTTAAGGGTTGAAGTCCATGCAGAAGTACCTGCTGAACTGATGTTTAAGACTTGGTTTGCTGTTGCTGAAGTAGCAGGTGAATTTCCGACCCCTAGTTTGGCTTCAAGTGCCTCGATAGCATCGTTTGCATCGGAATGTTGAAGTGAATGGGATGGGGAATCAAGGGTGTTACCCGAATTAGGGTTAGTGAAAGTATCTAAACTTGTGGGAAAATTTGTTGCCATCTTATCCTAACCTATTTCCTTCTTCAACTTCTCCATCATACTCTATATTAGCATCGTAACTAATACCTGTTGGTGGAATCGTTCCATTAAACGGAATATTGGCATCGTAACTTGTTCCATCATCGTTGTAGGTTTCTTCTGATGCACCCCCATATTTATCTTGAGTTCCACCCAGCGTTCCGAAAATTGGGTCATCTAGAACGAATGGGGCATAATCGAGGGTACGGAATCTGAACTCCATCTTATGCCTCTTGGAATCAATGGAATGTTTAATACCAATGATTTGGGCATACCTATCAATGACAGCACCAATGTTGTTTGGTTGGAATTTGATTCTTGCCACATTCGTCAACTCAGAACCCAAAAGTTGTGTTTGCTGGAGGGCAGGTAAATCGGTTATGTCGACAAGGATTCTTTCAAACCGATACTCAGGCTCATCATACCTATTCAATAAAGTGACAACAGCAATCGCTGCCTCAGTAACATCTGCTAAAAACTTATCTCTACTTAAAGTAATAATCCCATACGCTGCTTGAGATGTTAAAGAATCCCCAGTAACAATGAAATCTTCAATATTTGTTATTTCAACTCTGTTATACAAAAGTTCTGAACCATACACAACCTCAATCTCAGTAAAAGGAACACCATCACCCTCAGAAGAAAAAGTGATAAGAGTCAAGGTTGATGGACCTGTTAAACCATCCTGTAAAACAGCATCACCATTAGAACCAATAAAAAAGTTACCATCCTCAGTGTAAGCAATATTTTGCAAATACTCCAAAGCATTCGTTCCAGTAGAAACAGTTCCAGCCAACAAAGGCACATGCCCAGCACTAATATCTCTTTCAGATGCTTCCCAAGCAACCTCTGGAAGATTCAGGATTCTTTCCATACGAGCACCGGGTAATTCAACTGGTACAGCCAACTCGTCAATAAACTGTTGAGCCAACAAAGTAAATCCGTCAATACCATTAGCAATAGAAAGATTATTACCAGCCAAATCGTACTGAAGATTCCAGTCATCAACATAACCCAAATAAACAGCAGAACCATTCGCTGTTATACGAATCTGGCGAAAAGGAATAAGTTGTTCAGAAAAAGGACTAGCAGGATTTAATGGGTCGAAAAGTCTTGTGTCATTATTTAATGCAATAGATGCAACACCTGCTGTTGCCCTATCCAACTCACGAGAAATACCACGAGAAACAGAAGCCCCAGCAACATACTCTGTTACATCAAAAAATAGCAAACCACCAAGAGGGAACTCAGTGTTATCTAAAACACCTGAAACTGGGTCATCAAGGGTGAAAAACGGAATAAGGTCAGCAGTTTCATCAACTTCTAACTCAACCTTTAATGTTGGTTTTGCCATCTTGGTTAAGCCTTAGCAAATACTGGACCAGATGAGCGTTCAAACTTCTTTATAGCCTCAACAATTTGTTTACCAACTTCTTGACCACTTGTACCAATACCAGCATTAACTGTTATGTTGTAAACAGCACCACCCATTCCACCTGCTTTGTTTAATGGGATAACTGCCTCTGGACCTTTTTCCCCAATCATGGCGAGCGTAGGTCGGTTAACTATTCCACCCTGAGCAAGTTTAGGAATACCAGTGGCTCTCGGACCAATTGGTGTCAAATATTGTTGAACTGCTTTAGCAGCAGAAGTAGATACTGAAATGCTACTGCCACTACCCATAATATTTTTAGAAGTTACTCCCGGGAATAATGGATTGATTGGTCTAGCAGCAATGGCTTCTTGAATTTGTTTATTCGATAAAGTTAAACTCTTAGGGTCAAATGTTGAAACAACTTTTTTATTATCGGCTTTAATTAAATCTCCTCCTGAGCCACCTTTTCCACCACCACTGCTTGTGTCAGAAAGAAGTTGTTCTGTTCGGGCTTTCTCTGCAAGAAGGTTTGCCAATCTTGAAAGCATTCCTTCAATTTCTGCTTCACGATTTCTCATTTGTTCAAGGATGCCGTTAACTAAAGCGTTGGCTTGGTCAACACCTGCTTGATAAAATCTTTGAGCACCAAAATAACCAACAGCATCGGCAACTAATTCAACATCTGCAACAAGTTTATTAACCTGATTAACAACAGTTTGACCACCTGCAATGATTTGGTCAGCAATAATTGTTCCAGCCTCAAAACCTGCATCAACTACTTTAGTGATAGCAGACTCAGACAAACCCATTTCAATAAGTTTTTTAACTTGGTCGCTAAACTTTGTGGCTTCATCTGCTTGTTTAATCAAACCAGCAAGGAAATCTCCTTCTTCAACTGCTTTTTCAAAACGAATAATGCCTTTTATAGACCCAGAAATAGTATTTCTAAAGTCATTAAACTTTTGGCGAGCATCTTCAAGTTGCGAACGCGCCCCAGATAATGCTTCTGAAAAATCTTCACGAAGTTTAGATGTAAAATCTTGAAATGAACTCAACAAATCATCAGCAGACATATTGGCGTTCATCATAGCCATATCCATTTTTACAAAAGCGTCACTAACTTTTTGTGTGATATTTCGTGTATCTGTTTGTTCGAAAACAAAATCTTTGAAAGTTTGAACTGCTTGTTGAGCGTTCTTGTTTAATTCTTTGATTCGGTTGGCTAACTCATCAGCCTTCTTCTTAGCCTCATTAGCAGCATCCCCAACATCGGTTAAACCTTCGGCTAAGGTCTGTCCACCATTAAAACCATCATCAAATGATTCAGTTGTTGCATTCATTGATGCTTCTAAATCAGCCATCATCTTGTCAAGTTTTGATGTTTCTGCTGTTAAATTCTCTGTTCCTTCTGTTGCTTTTCCACTTTTATCAAAAAATTGCATTAACTTTTCAGCAGCAAAACCTAAACCAACAATCAAAGCACCAATACCTGTACTTACTAGGGCAAGCCTAAAAAGTTTAAGAGAAAAAGTTAATTTACCAACCCCTGACGCAGCCAATCCAGCAGATGCAGCCAAACCTTTGAAACCTAATGCAGTAGCAAAACTTTGAATCCTCGTAGCAGTAAACCAAGTTATTAACTTTGCAAAAGACCCACCTAAAACAACTTTATTAACAAAAGCAACAACACCTGCTGCTATCGCATAAACTTTCATTGTTGCCATTAAAACTAAAAGACCCTTACCAACAAGAATAATCACTCGACCAATGGTTTCATTTGCTTGAATAAAATTCAAAGCACTTGGAATAAATTTTTGTAATCCTTCAGCAAAACCTCTAACTAAAGGAATAACTATTTGTAGGACTTTGATTAAAAAGTTAGCGATAGTTTGACCTAATTGTAAAACAATAGGAATTAAAGGCTTAAACGCTGCAAGTAATTTAATAACTTCGGCTCTCAACTCAGGGCTTGTAGCAATAAGTGCTAAAAATCCAGCCATAATAGGATTCAATGCCCCAGCAAATGCTTGAAAACCGGGGATACTAGCAAGGATAGATTTACCTGCAAAAGTTGAAAGAGCCACACCAACAGCACTAATTACTGGAAGAAATTGATAAAATGTTTTTAACGCATTTTTAACAGCATCGTCACTTAAATTCATATTTTTGAAAAAATCTTCTAGTTTTCTTACAAAATTAGTAAAAGGACTAACAATTGCATTCAAGATAAAACCTAAACCTTTTAATGCCCTTTTGAAAGTCTCATTACTATCAAAAGCACTCCTAAACGCTGACATCATGTCATAAGTTGCTTTAATCAGAGGACCAAATCCTTGAAGAAGTGCCGTGCCTATTGAAACCTGTAAATCGTTATATAAACGAGGCATAGAACGCAAAACCTTGCCCGGGGCTGCCATCGCTGCTAAATATGTTCCTTGAACTCTTTCACCTTCTTTAACAACACCATTCAAAACTGCTGTTTGTTTTTCTTGAGCAGTCAAGGCTGTTGTTGCTTTACCAACTTCTTGTGCGTACTCTGCGTACATTTGACCAGCAGATTTTTGAATACCTGAAGATTTCAAAAGTTCTGTACGACCAGTGATAATGGCGCGAACTAAAAGCATTGTGGTTTCGGTTGAGTTTTTTTGACCAATAACTGCTAAGTCCTGAGCAACACGAGCAACATCTGCTGCTCTTGCTAATTCAAGATTATTTTGAGCGAACTCAATTGCAATCTGTTGCGATGCAGCCATCTCAATACCATTTTTACGAATGGCTTTAGATGCTTCGTTTATTTGTTTGTAACCAATTTTGGTTGAAGCACCAATTGCTTTCATAGCAATATCTAATTCTTCGACTCTGGCTGCTTCTTGGAACGCTGAACGACCAAATTTTGTAATCATGAAACCAACAGTTCCAATGAGTGCGCCTGTTACAGCAAGGCTTTTATCTACAACTGATAAAGATTTATTAAAAGTGTTAAAACTATTACTAATAGTTTGCATCTGAGCAGATGCTCGGTCAATAACACCAACCTCAATATTGGCTGATGTAATTATTTGCTCTGCCAAGTTTATCTGCTCCTAGATGCCTGTTTTTCTTCGTAAACTCTAAGTTTCTCTAACTCAATCCATTCTTGAAGTTCTTCGCTAGAAAGCGCACGGTAGGCTTCACTTCCGTTAAGAAGTTCTTCTACCGTGCGACCTAATCTTTGCGCTAATTCAAATACGAATCTTCGCTCTGGTTGAGTTAAGAACCTTTTCCCAAACTCGCACTGGCTTCTTCAGTTAAACCTGAAAGAGTCATTGCTTTAGATGCAATTTTTTCTAAAACAGCACCTGATTTTTCTAAGAGAGCATCCTTGTCTTCGATACTGAAAACTGGTTCGCCTGATTCAGGGTCGAACACACATGCTATGGCTATTTCTGGATATATAACAGAAATGGATGACTTCCCTGTTAGGGGGTCAATCGCATTCTCCATCACTCTGGCGCGTTGTCTGGCAGTCATCGTTCTGATTTCTACCTTAACGCCCCATTCTTTTATTTCCATCAGTTCGCCACTGATGTCTTTCGCTTTCATAATCTGGTCACGAATGGACACGATGTTTCTCCTATTTTGTTTGGGGGTACTTTGACCCACGGTTGTTTTCCTTTATTTAGTTTTTTTTA